GGCCACAGGGCGGCTACGAGCCTCGTTGAAAACTTACGTGTTCAAGTCGGCCGAGGGCTTCGCGGTCCGCGCCCGGCAGTTCTATGCGCTGTTCCTGGAAGTCGGCGCGCATGGCGGTGGCAATCCTGGATCCCGCTCGACGCGCCCGATCAACCGCCGCACCGGTCGCAGGATGCGCGCCAGGGGCCTCTACACCACGCGCGTGCTGGAACCGCGCCCGTTCCTCGATCGAGTCATGGATCAGGAAACGCCGCAGCTCAGCCGCCGGGTGCGGGAGGCTTTGACCAACGGGATCACCTGGAAGGAAACCAAGTGAGCGGCACGGTGCCGTCGATCCTGGCAACCTTCATCGCTCAATTGCGCAGCAACGCCCCGATATTTGGCGGACGCGTCGCGGGTGCCGCCGAGTTCGAAGCTGGTTTGAAGAATTACAACGCGTCGCTGGCATTGCCCGCCGCTTATGTTCTGTTTCTTGGCCAGGAAGCCGATGGCAATACGGCGGCCGGTGGTGACCTCTTACAGATCGTGCACAAGACTTACGGCATCGCGGTGGAGCTCGACGCCCAAAAAGACCGGCGCGGCCAGGAGCCGGCCATGATGCTGCAGATGATCGAGACGCAGCTATCTGCCTCGGTGCTCAACATGATCCTGATGGACACATGCCCTCGCATGTCGCGCGGTGTGTATTTGCAGGGCTCCCGGTGGCTCACCAACCTCGACCGCGCGCGTTCGTTCCACCAATGGGAGTTCGGCCTCGATTGGCAGATTACCACCGCCGACGGGGTGCAGCCGCAGTCGGTGCCGCTCAAAGCAATCGATGTGGATATTTACAACCGCGTAATCCTCGATCCGCCCGCAGCCGCGATTCATGTCATCACGAACTGACGAACCTCCAAAACCAAGAGGATACAGCCGATGAAAGTCATCCCCGCACCGGGCCGTGCTGTGCGCGATCCGCGTAGCAAGATGCTGCTTCCCGAGGAAGGCCGCGACGTGCCCGATCATGACGTTTACTGGCTACGCCGCCTGCGCGACGGCGATGTCATTATCGCAAACGCCCCGCCCCACCATCACCAAGCCGCCGCTGCTAAGACGGCGCCCGCGAAGGAGACCTAATCGTGGCGATCAATTTTACACATTACCCCGACAGCAACCGGGTTCCCGGCGTCTATGTCGAGATGGACCCATCGCAGGCCAACACCGCGACCGTGCTGCAAAGCACGCTGCTGATTGGCCAGAAGAGCGCAACCGGCACCGCCGTTGCCGATACCCCGATCCAGGTGCAGAGCGTCGCCCAGGTTCTCACTTTGTGCGGGCAAGGCTCGGTGCTGGCGGCAATGGCACAACGCTACCTTCAGCGCGATCCGTTCGCTGATCTTTGGTTACTGCCGGTGGCTGATCCCGCCGCCGGCACCGCCGCGACCGGCACTATTACCGTCACCGGCCCCGCAACCGCCTCGGGCACGCTCAACATCTACATTGGCGGACAGCGCGTCCAGGTCGGCGTCAGCACCGGCGACACCGCGACCGTGATCGCCGGCAATATCAACGCCGCCGTCAACGCCGACGACGATCTGGCAGTGACCAGCGCAGCGGCCTCCGGTGTCGTTACCCTGACCGCGCTCAACAAGGGCCTGCTTGGCAATGACATCGATCTACAAACTAACTACCTCGGCAGCGCGGGCGGTGAATACCCGGTGCCTGGGGTGACCCTCGCGTTCGCCGCGATGGCGGGCGGCACGTCTAACCCATTACTGACCAACGGCCTCGCGAACCTGTCGTCGCATCCCTACGACTTCGTTTGCACGCCCTATACCGACACCACGTCGCTCAACGCGCTGCAAGCATTTTTCGCCGACGATGTCGGTCGCTGGTCGTGGGAGGAGATGATCTATGGCGGCGGGTTCTCCGCGTTCCGTGGCACACTCGGCGCCTGCACTGCGTTTGGCACCGCGCGCAACGACCAACACATGTCGGTGCTCGCCTTCAACGGCTCGCCTGATCCCGTCTGGCTGTGGGCCGCCGAATACTGCGCCGCCGCCGCCGCCAGCTTGCGCGCCGATCCCGGGGTGCCGTTGCAGTATATCAACACCGGACTACTCGCGCCGCCCGTCGCCGATCAATGGACCCTCGGCGAGCGCAACACGTTGTTATACGACGGTCTCAGCACGGCCCGCGTCGGCCAGGACGGCACCGTGATCCTCGAACGCGCCGCGACGACTTACCAGAGAAACGCGGCCGGCGCCCCGGATGACAGCTACCTAGACGTGGAAACGATGTATGGGCTGATGTTCGTCGCTCGCGATCTGACGAACTACCTGCTGACCCGCTACGCGCGCAAGAAACTGGTCAGCGATACAACGCCGATCCTCGCCGGTTCCAACTGTGTCAACGCGCCAATGATCAAAGCCAGCGTGATCATGGAATACCGCGCGTTGCAGTCCGCCGGCTATGTGCAGAACGCCGACACGTTCGCCAAGGGCGTGGTGGTAGAGAACGCAGGGAACGGCCTAGTCAAAATCCTCGCGCCAGTCGATCTGGTCAATCAGCTCCGCCAGATCGCCATCCTGCTGCAATTCAGAAAAAGTTGAGGCAACGGATGTTGATTGACACGCCACAACGAGAACGAGCGCGGGAGGCAGAACGCCGATATCGCGAGCGACACCCCGACAGGGTCAAGGAAACGCAACGCATCTATCGCGCATCCCACCTCGAAGAATGTCGCGCCAGAGTAGCGAAATGTAGCAAGGCGAATGTCGAGGCGAGAACCACATACCGGAAACTCTGGCGTGAGGACCATCCCGATCGCGAGCGCGAGGCCCATCTGCGTCGCTACGCTGACGAAAATAACCGCATCGGCATCTTATTGCGCAACTCAATCTGGCAAGCCCTGAAGTGGCAGAAGTCCGGGAAAGACTGGCGTTCTGATGCGAAGATCGGGACGGTTGTAGGCTGTAGCCGCCCGGCGCTGATCGCGCACATCGAGGCGCAGTTCCTTCCCGGCATGTCGTGGTCGAACTACGGCCGCAACGGCTGGCATGTGGATCACATCCGGCCGTGCTGCACATTCGACCTCACGCGACACGAGCAGGTTCTTATCTGCTTCAACTTCAAGAACCTTCGTCCGCTCTGGGAAACCGATCATCTACGACGTGGCAAGAGAGGAAATGTGTGATGGCGAACTGTGTGGCGCTCGCCGGCATAACTGGGATCACTATAGACGGTGATGCTTATATGTTGGTCAGCGACCTAACTTGGTCACCGACGCGCTGGAAACGTGAGACCTTGCTCGGCCTCGACAGCGTGCACGGCTTCAGCGAAGTGCCGGCGCAAGGCTTCATCGAGGCGACTTTGCGCGATAGCGCGGACATCACCGTGGGCGATTTCAACGACATGAGGTGCGTTGAAGTCCAGGTGTCGCTCGCCAGCGGCAAGGTGGTCGGTGGCGCCAACATGTGGTGCGTGTCGGCGCTCGAGGTCCGTGCCGCCGAAGGCACCTTCCAGGTCCGCTTTGACGGCATCGATGTTTCCGAGACCGCGCCATGATGGACGCTATTACCAGCGAGTTCGGCGACGGCGACGCGAGCGAGGACGAGGCCCTACCACGCACGCTCGACCTAGAGATTGACGTGACGTTTCAGAAGAAACGCTTCACGTCGCTGCACCTGGAAGAACCTACGGCCAAGCAGCTCGAACGCGCCGAGCTGGAGCTGAACACCGTCAACCCCACCGCCTACATGATGCGCCGCTATCAGATCGCGCTGGTAGCAGCGGTCGCTAAAGTCCCGCGCGAGGTCGTGCTCGAGCTGCGCCACAGCGAGCTGCAAAGGGCGTTCGATTTTTTGGGCGAGCTGCTCGCACCTATCCCCAAGGATGGCGCGAGCTGATTGCCGACCTGACGCGCTTCTGGGGTTGGGGTCCGCAAGACGCGTGGGGCCTGACCGGAACGCAGCTCATTTGGTGGGCTGAGCAAGCCCGCCGCATCGCTGAACGCGAACGCGAGGCACGGGGAAACTAAGCCATTCCTGGCTACGCAGTTACTTTCACAGTAATCGATTCCGCCACCAAGCAGATTGACACGATCAATCGGCGTATCGCGGCGATGCGCGCGCCGATGGAACGTATGTCCCGCTCGGTGGCGCGATTTGTCGATGTCTCGGGACTGCGCAAGGTAGCGCAAGGGTTCGACTGGATCGCTCGCTCGGCGACGGCAGTGTTCCGCACGCTCTCCGCGATCGTCCCAGTGATGGGCGCCATTACCGGCGCGGCTTCGATCGCTGGCATGATCAAGCTGGTCGGCACCTATGCCGCATGGTCGCACGTGCTGGTGCAGAACGCCGACGACATCGGCATCACGACGCAGCAATTGCAGCAATTCCAGGATGCGACACGGCTCGCTGGCGGCGATGCCAGCGACATGACAAGCAGCCTGCAAGCGCTGCACACCAATCTGGCGAATATGAACATCGGCCAGGGGAATGCCGCTGAAGTTGCGCAGATGTTGGGCTCCATCGGCGTGCAAGCCAGGGACGCCGGCGGCCACATGCGCAACATGGCCGACATTATGCCCGAGGTGATCGCCAAGATTGCCGCGCTTAAGGACCCGGCTGATCGCGCACGCATCGCGACCGGATTGCTCGGCGGAGAGGGCAGCAGGCTGGTCGAATCGTTCCGACAGTCGCACCAGAGCTTTGCGCAGTGGTTCACCGACGCCAGCCGCTATACCGAACTGACCGATCAACAGAAGTCCAGCCTGCAAGCTTTCACCGAAGCGCAGGGTCGCGCTGCGACAGCGTTCGACCATTTGGGTCAGCAAATCTCCATCGTGCTAGCGCGCGACTTCGGTCCGTTGCTCAACCGGCTGTCCGAGTTCGTCGAGAAGCATACGCCAGAGATCGTCGCCGCAATCGATCGCATCTCGCAGAAGTTCGTGGCTTGGTTGCAGAACGTGGATTGGTCCCAGGTCCAGGCCGGCATCGAGCAACTCATGCAGGGCCTGCAATTTATATTCAATCATGCCGAAGCTATCGCGATCCTGTTCGCCACCAAGTGGGCGATCGGCATGGTTGCCTCGATCGCACAGGTAACCACAGCGCTTGGTCCGCTCGGCGCCGCCCTGGCGGCAATTGGCGCGCTGGTCGGTGTCTGGGCCGGCAACAAGATGGGCCAGCAATCGATCGAGGACCAGGCCAAGGGCATGGGGTTCGAACAGAAGCCGGGCGGCTGGCTCGGCCTCGGCATGCCGACATTTCACAATCCGACCACCGGGGAGGACCTGACGTACGAGGAGATGCTCAAACGTCAGGGGCAACCATATGGGGGCGGTGGCTGGCTCGAACAATTCGGGCAGCGCCTTTGGCGAGGTCCCGCCGACATACAGCCGCAGGGCTCGCTAGCCCCGCCCGCCAATCTCAGCCTGCCATCGGATACCGCAGCGCGCGGTGGCGCGATCAACGCGCAGCTAGCCAGCGACCTTGGCTTGAGCAGCGAGCAAGCCGCCGGCATCACCGGCAACCTGCAAGCCGAGTCTGGCTTGCGGGCGATCCAGGAACGCAACCCGCTCGGTGGCGGCGCGGGGGGCTTTGGCTGGGCGCAATGGACGGGACCCCGCCGCGCGCAATTTGAGGCCTACGCCAAGGAACATAACCTCGACCCGACCAGCGATGCAGCGAATTACGGCTTTCTGCGCCAGGAACTAAACGCGCCCGAGAATGCTGACTTGATGAAGCAGCTCCGCGCGCTGAGAGGACCGGACACCGCGCGCCAAGCGGCCGAGCTGGTGGAGCGTCAGTTCGAACGGCCGGCATCGATGGCCGACGTTGGCCGCCGGCAGAGCTATGCGGCGCAGATCGCCGCCAATACCCCGACCCAGGTCGCACGGGCCGCGCCACTGCCGACACCACCCACACCACCCGCACCGGTCACACCACCGCCCGCGCCGCCTGTAGCAGCTCCACCGGCTGCCGCCGCGCCAAAGGGCGAGGAAGCTCCACAGCAGCCGCCACCGCAGCCACCCCCCGTGGTCGTGCCGCCATCCGCGCCACCGAACAGCGTGCTGGACGTGTCGATCACCCATAAGAACCCGCCGCCTAATTCCGCGGTGACCGCGACCGCGACCGGCCCCGTCAACGTCGCCCCCGTGCGCGTCGAGCATCAGGACATGGCCAGCATATGAGCGACATCACCACCATCGCGCAGCTCGGCCAGATCGGCGCGCAAACGTATGACAATTCGTCTGCTTCATGGTCCGAGGGGGCCTGGCAACAGCAGTTGCAGCCGGGGTCCTGGCGCGGGGTGGGGTTCGTCCTCGATGCCGGTGCTACCGCCGCCGGCCGGCGCATCGCGATCCACGAATACCCCTACCGCGACGATGCCTGGGCGGAGGACCTGGGGAAGCTGCCACGCCACTTCTCGATCCAGGCCTATCTGACCGGCGATGATGTCTACCTGCAGCGCAACGCCATGATCACGGCGTGCGAACAGCCGGGGCCAGGGACCCTGGTGCACCCGACGCTCGGCGCCATCCAGTGCGTGTTGCTGGAGTTCCAGACCATCGACCGACGCGAGCGCGGACGCTACGTCGAAATTCAGTTCACCTTCATCCTGGCCGGCGATGTGCAATACCCGTCGTCGTTCATGGCGACGCTGCAAAACGTCACCAGCGCGGCTGGCAACCTCAACTTCGCCTCGGCCTCTGACCTGGGCGCGACGCTGCAAGGGCTGGGGGGTGTTGCGAGCGCCGCGTTCAATGGCGTGGCGCAGTTCACCAGTTTGGCGACCGGGGCGGTGAATGACGCCGCCCGCGTGGTCAACAGCGTGCGGGGGCTACAGGGCTATTTCGGGCGGTTCGACACCGGAAGCCGCTCAACCCTTCAGCCGGTCACTGCAACCGTGCAGACGGCGCTCGCAGCCACCACCACGGCCCGCACCGCGGTCTATGCCGCGTCCGACCTAGTCAACACCGCCGCGAGCTTCCTGTGAGCACGCAATCGGATAACTTCGCCGCCGCAGCCGTGCAGCTCGCCACCGCGCTTGCCGCCGCCGCCAACGATCCCGCCGACGCGATCCGGCTGCTGCTGCCGCTGACTGGCTGGATACCGGACCCGCTGCCAGGAACCGGTCCGGTGACGGTGAAGGCGCAGACCGCGCAAGACGCCATCGCTAGCAACCTTCGATGTGCCGCGTGCGCCGCCCTGGCGAGCGCCTCGGCGACGTATCAGCCGGTCAGCTACCAGGACGCCCA